AACTTCCTTGGTTATTTAAGAAACTTCTAGTTTTCGGTAATTGTACAAGATCCGCATCGAAATCATTATCACCTTCAGTTAATGTATCACAATTTGGTCTCCAAATAAATTGAGTATAGTCTAAAACTTCTTTTGGGAAATATCCAGATTGAGAAAAGTTTGCCAATGTTGTAAAATCTGACACAGTTAATCCCGTAACAACTTGGTAATATTCTAAGTCTGTTTGATATCTTAAGTAATCTTCCTCTTGTGACGCCCCACTATTACCATATTTTGAGGATTGGACTATCTGAATTGTTGCTGGTAATCCGGTTGTACTACCAAAATTATTATAATTGGCATAATTAATAATTTTTGTTTGCTGACCTAATGTTGTATATCCTGTAACCGCAAAAGTACCAAATTGATTTTCAGTAGCTCCCGTTAGTATAATATTAGACCCCGACTTATTTGGATTTTGGAATGTCACTAACTCACCAATACCCATAGTACTTAATGTTCCAGGTTCGGCAAATATAACCATTAATTGATCATAAAATGGTTGAGAAAGTAAACTAGGGTTAACCGTTGTTTTTACTCTATTAATAGCATCAGATGATGGTGTATTAAAATATGTGTTTCTTAAATTGAATGAATTTAGTTTCGCTTGGAAGGTTTCCATCACCGGAAATGCCCAATATCGTGGGTCTTGGCTACTATCCTCACTTGCGGAAATTAAAAAAGGTTGTGGGGCTCTTCTCAGAAGTAAATCACCTTCATTAATTGTGATGAATGATATACCATTTGTATTGGATGTGGTATAGTCGTAACCAATCATGGTGTTTATTAAATCTCGTCTAGATCTATCACCTACATCATTTGATATTTTTCCTGATAATACTAAGGATTGAATACTTGAATATTTCCAACCCCCTCCAGGTCCTTGAGTACCGCAATCCTTTATACCACCATCTAAATCACCAATCGGGGCTCCGACTTTATTTATTTGCCAAAAATCAACAAGTACTGAGTTAGTTAAAGTATAATTACTGCTTGAGTTTATTGGGGCAAACATACCTGATCCTTCAATTACAGATATTAATGAGTCATCAGTATTACAACTACAATCACAAGCAGTACACTCAGGATAATTTATCATCGGTAATGACAATCTTTGTGATAATTGTGGCGCATCCTCATTAATCTTTTCAAGAATCCAATACGCAAAATGTGCTATGAATAAAACGAAAATAAAAATTGGCGTAAGAATGGTAAGTAGTAGATTAAATGCGAAAAATATAGCATCAAAATTTCTAATGATATCATTAACAGGATATGTATTAGTTGTTGTTTTACAAGCCCTATCATCGATTTCTTTAATCCCTAAATGTTTTGCCCTACCTAAACCATTTTTATACCTATCAATAAACAAAGCGGTGGTATATACTTTATTATATGTGAATTCGTAAAAAGAATCTTCACAATTAATAGCACTAAGAGGATCAACATAATCATTCCAATCTAAACTGAAGTTGTATGATCTTAAAAGATCAAAAAGTTCTCTTACATAGTAAGTAAATGAAACCTGTGATTGTTGTGATGGATCAATCGGAACTATGGTAATTGCCATCGAATCACCCTGATTAAGTAGGATTGAATTTAAACTATCATAGTACGGTACCCCATTTATAGTGATTGAATGACTTTCAACATTTTCAGTTGTAATTTGACCGACACCTTGATTAAAACTTGCGGTATATATTTCGGTAAGAACCCCCGAAGGATAAACAATATCTTGGTCAACACCCGTAAATTGCGTTAGTGGATCGTATTGATATCCAAGATACCAACCGTGTTCTTTTATATTAGGTACTAAATACGATGCTCTGAGATACGAATTTGACAACCCTTGTTCATTAACCCACTTCATTTTGAATCGGTACTTACCTTTTGTTGGTATACCTATTTTAGGATCATTAGAGATTACTTGGTTACCGAACTCATCTGTAGTGATATAGTCTAAATTCATCGGTACATTAACAACATACGCACCATTATCATCAATCACTTTACCGTTGTCAGGAAAATTATAACTCTCCAATATTGGTAACCCATCCTCATCTTCAAAAATTGTTTGTCGTATTGATAATATTTGACCAGGTCCTGAAATTAATTCACATAGATTACCTGTGTTGTTCTTTGGTTTACATGTGGACCCAAAACTTAAACCTGTGGCAGTATTTATCGATGTAAATATAGATGATACGGAATCGTCATCAGTTGTTGACATTACCGATCCTAAAAATACCGCTGATGGTTGTACCTTAATATTGGCGAGTTTTGTTAGGTCAAAATCAACTCTTGTAATACCAATTTGACATTGATCTTCATCACCCCACAATGGTCTAACATCAATATTAAAATTTAGGTTTTGTATCTGTGGTAATTCGTCAAGATTTGTTGATGATTTAAATTGTGACCCACTAACTTGTTCTGCCGTGGCAACTCCTTGAATAATTAAATCTTGTGGATTAAGAGAGAAACAACCAATGTCCGATAAGTCAACATCCATTACTAATGTTTGGTCACCAGTTGGTACCCCAAAAATCATGAAGTCACCACTCTCATTTGTTTTTACTGTGAATCTATAATATTTGTCATATACCTCAATCCAAGATTGATTCAATAACGCGTCTTCTCTGGTTGGAAATGTACCTGTGTTAATATGTTTAGAGTAAGATGGTGCCGAAGGTAATAAGTTATATCGGTATCCATCTAAGTTTCTATCTGATAAATTCTTGTATGGATATAAGTCTCTAATAACAGGATTTAACTCATCCCCATCCTCTAATGGTAAGAAAACTGAAACTCTAGCGTTCGGTACTCCGAACCCTCCGTTTACTAACACCCTTCCAACTACAACTCCGTAGTCCGAACAAAATCTAGTGTATAGGTCAGCACTTTGGATCTTTAAAGATAGTATCTCTAAAAATTCAAAGTCCTGTTCTAAGTTTACGTTAATATATTTGTCAACCCCGACTTGTGTTCTTATTCTATATGAATTGGGCATTCTTTTTTTCCTTTTTTGATAAATAGTTTATTTCCTATTTTCAAAAAATAGTTCTATATTCTAAAAAATAAATTACTATGAGAAACTAACCGTTTTTAAGTTCAATACTCTAACGGTAATATCCTTATTAGGGAATCTAATTTGGTAGATTTGTGAGGGTTCTGCGAAGATAGTATCGGCAACTAATTCAATCTGTGCGGTAGCAACATCTGAATAAGGTTGTGATGTTTGGAATGATGAGTATTGTCCTCCCACCTTATTAAAGAATCTCATATCTGAGATACTAATCACACCATTCTCGGATTGTATCAATCTTCTAAGTTCTGAAACAACAACATTTTGACCTAATTGTCTGTCAAGTGGACTAAAGTATGTTGTAATGATATCAATTATCTTACCAATAACTGCTCCTGAGTTTTGAGTCGCATCTAAGACAACATCACAATCAACACCTAAATCGATTGGTTGAGCACTTTCAATAGAAATATAATCATTGATCATTCTATAATTTGAAAGGTAATTCGCAACATTTTGTTTTAAGGTATCGGATATTACATCTGTTAAGTTACCACTAATGTCGTAAGATAACATTTTAATCTTAATCTTATTATTTTCTTCTGTGATCGCAACTTTAGCAGGTGCCCCATAGATTGACGGCATTGTTTTAATAATTGACTCATAGTCATTTACGGTCACCGCTCTGTTCTGAGCAGCAAAGTTAAATGTTACCATTTGTCTTACATCTTCAGTAGTTGGGATGTTTGCCCCACCGATAGCGGCTGTAACATTGTTACATCTTAAACTATTAATAACACTTCTGTTGGCACTTGCTGATGGACCATTAACCGCAAATGATACAGTACCAATTTGATTAATCGTATTGATACCTAAATTACTTGCTTGTCCACCACCCACTCTGTATTGAATGAATAAGGTACTATTAGGTCTAAGGGCACTCCCCAACGCTAAGTTGTTAGTGTAACGACCCAAATCAAATCCTTTACCATCTAATGTAAATTCTCTTAATTGTTCTTGTGCTGAAACATTACCACCACCGAAAGTTAATTTACAAAAACTTTCAGGTGTATATTCACTAATGAACTTTTGACTTGTTGTAATATATCTACCAACTTTAATACCAGGTTGATCTGATGGTTTAGTTGGGTCTTCAACGAATACTCTATCATCAACTAATGCCTTAACTTCATACCATCTATCAGGACCTAAAGTGATAAAGTCAGGTGCCGGTGGTACTGTCGAGTATTGTGTTCCGTCTTTAAGTAACACACTAGTAATACCCAATACATTCTTTTCAGGTAAGAACATTTCAAAATATGGTCTTACATCATTTGGTGTTATTACTCTTTTGAATACTTTAGTAACTCCATTTACAACAATCTCTCTTTTGGTGATTGTATAATTTAACAATATTCCGTTTGAATCGAAATTAGGTGTTTTAGTTCTATTTGGTGTTCCCTCACCATTTACAGGTGAAGCGAAATCAATATCATATACGGTTTCAAATGGTTGTCCAGCGCCATTCACAATGGATCCTCGTCTAAGGATACCACAATATCTTAAATCCTCAGAGTCCCCATAAGCAGGTACCGTAATTGAGAAATCCTCTAAAGCAACTGATGGTCTTTGACCTGGTATTTTTAAACCATAAGTTCTTGCTATATTAAATATAGAAGATCTTTGTTGTGCGAATTGAAGTACTGTTTCTTGAATACTTCTATCAATATGGTATTGTAGGTTGTCAGTAACAGCAGCATTTAAATCGATGAATACTGAGAATACACCAGCATCATTAAAGTTCTGAACAAGATCAGGATAGTATGTTCTTGTAAAGTTAATTAGTTCCGCTCTAATCGATTGGAAGTCACGAACCGTATACGATATTCTTTTCTCTGCCATATATTATTAAATATTGATAATTATAAAATCACTTGAATTAAAGGCTGAATCAATGATTTGATAATCTATTTTAATTTTTGCCGTGTGTTCTAATTGTGCTATGTTGGTCACCCTAAACTCTCTCCTATCATATTCGTTAACAAAAGTACCTTTATCTTCAAGACCCGTAGAGGCATCCTCAATGGTGATATTTGTTAACAGAAGATTCGGCATGTACTGACCAACCGTTGCTCTGATCTCAGCCTCTATATCTGAAAATGTTGGTCCGTCTAAAGGTTCAAAAATAAATTCATACAATCTCGTACCAAAGTCAGGTAGGTAATATCGAGTACCCTTCCTTGTTAATAATAGATTCGCTAAACTATTTCTAATTTCTTGATCAGGGGTATCAGATAGATCTAAATATCTACCATTAAATGAATCCCTGAAAGGAAATGTTATACCGTATGTAATTCCATTTGACATATAGTATAAATATAGTGTCGGGATATTTTCAATAAATAGTTATAAAATAAAAAATCCCGACATAGTGTCGGGATTAGTGTCGTGACTAAGATGAACATCCGAAACATTCAAAATCAGAGTTCTCAGGTTTTTGTGGTAAATTCACATACTCAACCTTCGGTACTTCATTTTTAGGTTTTACT